GCGGTTTAGTTTCACCGCAAAACGAATCGCGCAGCCATGACTAAGGCTAAAAAGGCTCAAAAAAGCCATTTGAAGGCTGTTACAGGCTCGAATCGGGTTGAATCGGGAATTTATCCAGCCACAGGCTCACTTGTGGGCTCAACGACGCCTAGAATCGCGTCAAAGCCATCAGATTTGCCATCAAAAGGCACAGAGATGATCGAATTTGCTCGCAGCATTGGAATGAAGCTGATGCCGTGGCAAGAATGGCTGGCAATGGAGAGCCATCGCGTCAAGCCCGATGGTCGGTGGTTGAACTCTCAGATTTGCGTCGTGGTTGCGCGCCAATCGGGAAAGACAACATTCCAGATCATGCGGGCATTGACGGGTTTGTTTGTGTGGAATGAGCCTTTGCAAATCGGCACAGCTCATCGGCTTACGACATCACTCGAAACTTTCCGCCACATGGTTTCTATCATCGAAGCCAATGCCGTGTTGAGCTCTCAGGTCAAACGGATTAGGTGGGCACATGGATCAGAGGAAATCGAGCTGCTTAATGGCAATCGCTACATGGTAAAAGCTGGCGGCGCGGCGGCTCGCGGGATTTCACGACCCGAAACGATTTTCCTTGATGAGCTACGCGAGATGAAAGACCTTGACAGTTTCGCCAGCTTGCGTTATACCGCGATGGCGTCGAAAAATCCGATGGTAATTGGGCTGTCGAATGCGGGCGATCAGCATTCTGTTGTTTTGAATCAGCTTAGGGAACGCGGCATGGCAGCTGCCAGCGGCGCAGCTGATGACATCGGTTACTTTGAATGGTCGGCGGCAACCGATGACATCAATGATCCTGAAAATTGGAAAGCTGCAAATCCCGCGCTTGGATACACGGTGCATGAGGATAATATCCGCGCGGTGCTCAATGATCCGCCCGATGTTGTGCGCACGGAAGTTTTGTGCAGGTGGGTTGCGACGATTTCCAGCGCGATCCCACAAGATGCGTGGAATGAATGCGGCGAAGATGATCTGCAACTTGATCCGCTTGCACCGACTTGGCTTGGGCTTGATTTCTCGCCTGATCGCAGATCGGCAGCTCTTGTCGGAGCTCAGAAAATGTCTGAGGATCGCTTTCAGGTGCGCTTGTTGCACACTTGGACAAACCCGATTGCACTCGATGATCGAGCTGTGGCAAATGATGTCGCGACCTATGCTCGAAAATATGCGACCGAAACCGTGGCGTTTAGCAGGCGCACAGCTGCGGCATCAGCGATGCGTTTGCAGCCTGCGGGCATATCGATCACGGACATCGATGGCGCAATCTACGCGCAAGCGTGTGACGAACTCTTGGGCGCAATCACATCGCGCAGGCTTCGGCACGCAAATCAGCCTGAATTGACATCGCAGGTTTTGTCAGCTGCCCGACTTAGAATGGGCGACACAGGTTGGGTCATCGGCAGGCGTGCCAGCCAATCGACGGTCACGGCTTGCGTCGCCACAGCTCTCGTTAGCCATTTCGCGACACGCCCATCGACAGAGATTGACATTCTCGTTGGTTAGTGCTCCACGGCGCGGGAGAATTTGCGCATGGCAATTCGCGATTGGTTAGTTGGCGCGCCCACACTTGGAGCGGTCAAACCTGAAACCGCTGTCGATGTTGCAGCTGCGCTTGCGCCGCTTAACACGATGAACAGCTTGTCAAGCTATTTGCTCACACCTGCAACCGCAACCCGCGATGAGGCAATGGCTGTGCCGACAATTGCACGCGCTCGCAACATAATCTGCGCCAGCATTGCATCGATTCCGCTACACATAATCGATGAATCGACAGGGCAGGAAATTTATCCGCCGAAAATTATCAATCAACCTGATCGTCGCGTTACAGGGTATTCGGCTTACAGCTTTATCGTCGAGGATTTGCTTTTCTACGGCGTCGCGTATTTGCAGATCATGGAACTTTACGCAGACACAGGTCGCATTCGCGACACTCAAAGAATTTCGCCTGATCGCGTTCAGATCATCACAAATGCGATGGGCACAGAAATCACAGGGTATCGCGTCGATGGAATGGCTGTGCCGACACAAGGCGTCGGATCATTGGCTGTTTTTAATGGAATCGATGAAGGCTTGCTGAATCGTGCTGGACGAACAATCAAAGCCGCATTCGCGCTCGAAAAGGCTGCCACCATATACGCGCAAGAGCCTTATCCGACGATGGTTTTGAAATCGTCTGGCACGGCTTTACCAGCGGATCGCATTCGCGCGCTTTTAGATAGCTGGAAAACATCGCGTGCAACCCGCAGCACGGCATTCTTGAACGCCGATATTGAATTGCAATCTGTGGGCTACGATCCCAAATCGTTACAGCTCAATGAAGCCCGCGAGCAAGTTTCGACAGAGCTCTGCCGCGCGATTGGTTTGCCGGCATATTACGCAGATGCAAACAGCGGATCATCGATGACATATTCCAACGCGACATTGGCACGCCAATCACTTTTTGATTTTTCATTGCGCAATTTTGCACGCGCAATTGAAACGCGGTTATCAATGCCCGATTACACACCAGCGGGACAGACCGTGCGTTATGACTTAGACGATTACTTACGCGGATCAGCGAAAGAGCGTGCCGAAGTCTATGAAATACTCAATCGCATTGGCGCAATGTCAATCGAGGAAATTCGAGAGGAAGAAGATTTAATCCGATGAAACTATCGATTCCAATTTCGCTCACAGCTGCCGATTCAGAGCGTCGCATCATTTCAGGTCGAATTGTCACTTGGAATGAAGAAGGCAATACAAGCGCAGGGCGCACAATGTTCAAAGCTGGATCAATTGCGCCGAAGAATGTAAAACTACTTTTGGAGCACGATCGCACGCGCCCAATCGGTCGCGTTATTGAAATGACAGAAACGCCACAAGGCATCGATGCAAAATTCAAAATCGCAAACACAACAGCGGGATCAGACGCACTTGAAGAAGCGCAGACACAATTGCGCGATGGTTTCAGCGTCGGCATTTCTGTTGATGCATGGGATAACAAAGACGGCGTGCTCGTTGTGTCAGCTGGCAAGCTCGATGAAGTCAGCTTGGTCGCTGAACCCGCCATCGATAGTGCAAGGGTCAGCGATGTCGCCGCGTCATACGATGACGACAAAAAGAAAGATGATGATGAAGATTCCGAATCGATCGATTCTGGAAAACCCGAAGAAAAAGGAGACGAAGTGGAAAACACCGTCACAGAGCAGGCAGCACCCGCCGAAACGGTGGAAGCTGCTCAATCTCTAAACGCGGCTGCAAGCCAGCCGAAGTTTTACACAGCTCCACGAATTGAACTCACGAAGATCAAGTATCTTGAGAACACAATCCGTGCAGCAATGGGCGATGAAGATGCGAAGCTTTATGTCAAAGCCGCAGATGACGCCACAAACAATCCAGCAATGTTCCCAACTCGTCAATTGACGGAAGTTTGGAATCCGCTTGGAACAAATGTTCGCGGTTGCATTGATGCACTCAGCCGTGGAACCTTGCCTGATGCAGGGCTTACCTTTGAAATTCCAAAGATTACTCAGCTCCCATCAGTAACCGAAGAAGCCGAAGGCGGAGCGGTTGCCGATGTGAATGTCAATTCTGAGTTCATTTCTGTAAGTGTCAAAAAGTTCAGCGGCTCTCAGACATTTTCTGTTGAGCTTCTCGACAGATCATCGCCCGTGTTTTTGAACGAGCTTCTCCTAACCATGGAGCAAGCGTATTCAAAGGCGACAACCGAATATGCAAACGATGTTTTGGTTGCAAACGGCGCATTGAACGCAACAGCGCGTGCAAATGACAAAGATGGTTTGCTTGCTTACGCAGCAAGCGGCGCAGCTGCCGTTTATTCGGCAACTAAGGGATTTGCTCGCAGCTTGGTCGTATCACCCGATCAATGGGCAAACATCATGGGCTATTCCGACAACGGTCGCCCAATTTACAATGCAATTGCTCCACAAAACGCGGGCGGAAATGTCACACCGACATCGCTCGTCGGAAATGTTGCGGGCTTAAATATGTATGTCGATGCTTACAAGAACGGCACAGGCGACAACTCAATGTTTGTTATCAATCCTGATGCTTACACATGGTATGAAAGCCCACGCGCAACTTTGAGATCAAATGTGATTTCAAACGGTCAAGTGAGCGTGCTTTACTACGGATTCGGAGCACTTGCCGTCAAGACAGGCGCGGGCTGCAACCGTTTCAATTTCACCTAAGCCGACAAACTAATCATCGATCAGCTGCGCTCCCGTAGCTGATCGAGCCGAATCGAAAGGAACGCTCATGCCAAACATCGTCAGCGCACAAGAGCTGCGCAATGTGCTTGGCGTGAGCGTTTCGCTTTATCCTGACAGCTACCTTGATGACATCATCAACACAGCTGAATCATTGATTCTGCCGATGCTGGTCGCGAATTCATCAGCTGTCGCGCAATATGAGATTGAAAATAATGTGCTTTATGTATATACCGTCAGACCGCATTCTTTTGTCGTAGGACAGAGCGTGCAGGTCAATAATGTCGCGGCTTCCATCGACGCGACCTATACGGTGACGGCTGACTACAAGGCGTCACCGTATGTTTTTACAGCTGCAAAAGTCACAGCCGATGTGACGCTCCGCGCCGTCATTCCAAACGGATCAGCGACGCTCGTCGGCAAATCGGCAGCTGATATTTATGCAAACAACGACGCGGTTGAAAATGCCGTCATTATGACGAGCTCAGAGATATTTCAAGCGAAAACCGCCGCGGGTAATTCAATCGATGGCGTCGATTTTCAGGTTTCGCCGTGGAGAATGTCACGGCAGCTTCTCACTAGGGTTTCAGCCTTGCTTGCGCCTTATGCGGCAGTTGAATCGATGTGCCAATAATGCCAGCATCATCAATTCAATCGAGCGTCAGAGATTCGCTACAAAACGCGCTTTCAGGCATTGCAGCGAATGTTTATGACAGCGTTCCCGAAGCGGTGATCCCGCCATTTTGCGCTTTAGTGCCGAATGATCCTTATTTGCAACCGAATCTCATTGGACAATCGACGATCAAATTGCAAATCAATCTAAAGATCACGGCAGCTGTGGCATATATGTCAAACAGCGCATCGCTGGACAATTTAGAAAAACTCATCATTAGCATTCTGGCGGTTATTCCGTCAGGTTACATCGTCGGCGACATTTCCGTGCCGTCGATTGTTTCGGTCGGATCGTCAAACCTGCTTAGTGCAGACATACCCGTTTCCACCTATTACACACAGACAAACTAGGAGCAAACATGGCAAACATCATCACAGGGCGCGATGTGTCTTTCACGATTGGTGGAAACAATTTTGACGCCCAAACGCTGTCAGCTGTGCTTTCAAATGAGCACATCATCGAAACTTATCAAACCCTAGATGGTCGCGCTTACAAGGCGATTGACGATCAATGGACTTTTGATATTGAAATGCTTGCAGATTGGGGCGCAACAGGATCGCTATGCGAAATCCTATGGGGCGTCTGCGAATCTGCGCCAAACACAGGCATCAGCACCGTGCTCACAGCGGCGTCAGGTGCTACATTCACATTTCAGGTGCTACCCGTTTTCCCATCGGTCGGCGGAACCGCACCTGACGCACAAACCGTGACGATGAGCTTCACCGTCATTGGCACACCTGCTGAATCGTTCAGCTAGGAATTAGAGAAACGGGAGCAAAATGAAACTAGCGATTCAAATTGAATACAACTCAGGCGATGTTGCGACTTATATCGCTGCACCGCCTGAGTGGGCTAAGTGGGAGCAGAAAACAGGGTTTCGCATCGGTCAGGCGCAGGAGAAAATCGGCGTTAGCGATCTGATGTTTTTGGCTTATCACGCTATGAAGCGAGAAGCCGCGGGAAAGCCTGTGAAGCCTTATGACGCATGGTGCGACACAATCGCGGAAATCGTCGTAGGTGACAGCAACCCAAAAGCCACGCAAGCGGAAGCGTCAGCCGACTAATCATTGAGCTGTCAATTGCCACAGGCATTCCGATGTCTGAGTGGCATTCCGCGGAAGATATTTTGACCGCGCTTGAGATATTGGAGCAAAATGGCGAGCACAAAGGAACGCGGAAAAATCCGCATCGAGGTTGATCCAATAGCCTTGAAAGACTTGCGCCAAACGCTCAAACTTTTCGATCAAGAAGCGTCAAAAGAAATTCGAGATCGTGCGCAGCCATTATCGCAATCGCTGGCGCGTGAATTATCGGTTGCGGCGGCATTTTCGGCAGCGCCGCCGCAAGCCATTTTGGTTGCAAGATCAATCGCTACGCCACGCGATCGCATGATCCGTGTGGATATTGGCGGATCAAAGAAAGTCGGGCGACCCTATGGCGGCGAGCGCGATACCCGCGGCAAGGTCAGAAATCGTCAATCTGCGCCAGCTGGTGCGCTTTTATGGGGCTCAGAGTATGGCGGCACGGGCAGACCGACCGATGATGCAGGTCGCAAGATGGGCAATCGATTTGTAAAACCGCGTAAGAAATCAGGCTATTGGATCAATCCGACAGTTGATGCAAACATTAAAGATGTGGCTGACGCTTACACAGACATTGTGAAAGATATAGTTAAGCGATTGAAACTTGAAGGGCGGGCATAATGGCTGGAATTCCAAAAGTCAAGATTCAATTCGACGCCGATCTCGATGGTCTAAAAAAAGGCACTAGCGATGCCGATAAAGAAGTCGGCGGGTTTGCAGATCGCGTCGGTGAGTTTGGTAAAAAAGCGGCGGCGGCTTTCGCCGTAGCTGGCGCAGCTGCGCTCGCATACGCTGGCAAATTGGCTGTCGATGGCGTCAAAGCTGCAATCGAAGATGAAGCGGCACAGCTCAAGTTAGCGCGTGCGCTGGAAACCGCTACAGGCGCGACAAATGCACAGATTAAAGCTGTTGAGGATCAGATTCTCAAAACATCGCTGGCGACGGGTGTCGCTGACGATAAATTGCGCCCTGCATTGCAGCGTTTGGCTCTTGCAACGGGCGACACAGAGAAAGCGCAAAAGCTTCTCAATCTTGCATTAGACATCAGCACAGCCACAGGCAAGCCGCTGGAAGCTGTATCGAATGCGCTTGGAAAAGCCTATGAAGGCAACACGACGGCATTGGGCAAATTACAGGTCGGTTTGTCGTCAGCTGAACTTAAAACGATGGACTTTGAAAGCGCAAGCGCACGGCTATCCGACTTGTTTGGCGGTGCAGCGGCGGCAAATGCGGACACATTTCAAGGGCGCATCGATCGCATCAAAGTCGCATTTGATGAAACGAAAGAAAGCATCGGCGCAGCTCTTTTGCCTATTGTAGAAAAATTGCTTGGTTTTATCACTCAGACGGTTTTGCCTGCCTTTTCTAAATTGTCAGATGCTCTCAGCGGATCAGGCGAAGGCTTGGTGGCTCGATTTACGACGCTTGGAAACTATTTGCGAGATTTCATTGAACCCATATTTGCAGCCGTGCGCGGCGCATTTAACAAAATTGGCGACGCGATACAAGATCAGCGACCTAACTTTGAAAATATCATCAAAATACTTGGCGAAATATACGAATGGGCAAATAAATACATCATTCCAATCTTGCGCACGGGACTTGTGCAGGCTGTTGAATTTTTCGGCAATGCAGCGGCAACCGCAATCAAGGTCGTCGTGCCAATCATTGAAGGCGTGTATAACTCAATTAAGTCAATCGTCAATTTCATCATTGACATCATCAACACAGCGATTGCGGTGTATAACAAGGCAAACAACATTTTTGGCGGTAAAGACATCAATCCTGTCGGCAAGATCGGCGCAACATCGACATCGATGACGGGCAGCGTTCCCACATCATCGTTGCCGTTTGGCGGTGCTTCCGTCGGTGGCACTAGCTCATCAGGCACGACCGTCACAGGTGGCAAAACAGGCATTGCAGGGCTTACAGGCGGCACGGGCGGCGTTTCAGGCGGCGTTTCAGGCGGCATCACAAAAGCTCAAGAGGAACCCGATTGGGCAAAAATGCTGATTGATTCTCAAGGTCAATTATCCGATGCCGTTAAGCGTCAGATTGAAACGCAAAAGCTTCTCGATGAATTGAGCCCGACAATTGGCAATGCGGTCAGAGCTGGCACATTTCAAGTGCCGCAACAAAACGCACCGAGTGTCAATTCTCCATTTTTTAACGAGAAGCCTTTTATGGGCGACACAATCAATATCACGGTGAATGGAGCAATCGATCCTGAAGCCACAGCGCGACAGATTCAAACCATTCTTAACGATTCGCAAGCTCGCGGCACACTAGGCGGCGGCGGTTTGGCTGGATTGGTGGCTGTGTGAGCGTTTGGACACCTGATTGGCGGATCAAAGTCAATGGCGTTGAATATACAAATCTCACGCTTTCAAATCTGACGATCACATCAGGTCGGACGGACATATACAGACAACCCGTTGCGGGTTATTGTCGCTTACAGGTCAAAAATAACAATCTTTCGCAAATCACTTTTGACATCAATGATGGCGTCACGGTTGAAGTCAAAAACGATGCTGGATCGTATGTTGTGTTGTTTGGCGGCAATATCACCGACATCGCCATTGCGGTTGCATCAGCTGGCGGAATAGGCATTTCTCAAACCATATCGATCACAGCTCTTGGAGCTCTTGCAAGGCTGCCTAAAGCCATTTTTCAAGGCAATTTATCGCAAGGCACAGACGGCGCACAGATGCTTGAAGTGCTGGAAACCGTGCTGTTTGCCAATTGGAATCTTGTGCCAGCTGGCGAAACATGGGCAGCTTTTGATCCGACGGTGATGTGGGAAGATGCGCTGAACACGGGATTGGGCGAAGTCGATGTGGGTGACTATACGCTGGACAGCCAAAATTCGCTTGACACCGATGTTTATTCGCTGGCATCGACGATTGCAAATTCGGGTCTGGGATACCTGTATGAATCGGCAAATGGCTTAATTAACTATGCAGACAGCACCCATCGCAGCGAATATTTCTCAGCCAATGGATATGTCGATCTCGATGCCCGTCACGCTCTCGCTGGCAATATCACAACAAAAAAGCGGTCGGGCGATGTGCGGAACAGCATCACGCTTCAATATACAACCAGCGGCAATTCGGAAGTCACAGATACCGATCCAGCATCAATCGCGGTTTATGGCGAGCTTGCACAGACAATCCGCACCTATCTTAAGAATCAGGGCGACGCACAGGATCAGGCAGCGTTTTATTTAGCTCTCAGGGCTTACCCGCAAGCCTTGTTCGATAGCGTCACTTTTGCGCTTGGAAACCCTGAGATCGACGAAATTGATCGGACATCAATGTTGTCGATTTTTATGGGTATGCCGATCAATTTGCAGAATTTGCCAGCCAATATGAATAACGGCGAATTTCAAGGATTTGTCGAAGGTTGGACATTTCAAGCGACCGTTTCTGATATTAAGCTCACGATGACGGTTTCGCCGTTGTCGTTTAGCTTGCAGGCTTTCAGGTGGAGTTCTGTGCCTGTCACCGAATATTGGAACACTTTATCCAATACACTTACTTGGGAACAGGCGACGATCGTCGCGTAAGGAGAGCACATGCCGAGCACAACAAATTTTGGTTGGACAACACCTGCCGACACCGATCTTGTCAAAGATGGCGCAGCTGCGATTCGCACTTTGGGCAATGGAATTGACACTTCATTTCTTGATCTCAAAGGCGGCACGACAGGTCAAGTTTTAGCAAAAAATTCAAACACCGATCTTGATTTTGTTTGGACAGCTGGTGGCGACATTACAGCTGTCACAGCTGGAACGGGAATCAGCGGCGGTGGATCATCGGGAGATGTGACAATCACAAATTCAATGGCAACCGAAATCACAGCATCGGGCGACATAATTGTGGGAACAGGATCAGGCACATTCGACAATTTGCCAATTGGAACAACAGGTCAAGTGCTGACAGCTGACACAACCGTTTCACCATATAAAGTTAAATGGTCTGCTCCATCAAGCGGCGCTCTAGTATTAGTCAAACGCGGCACTTTTAGCAATGTGGCAAATACGGGAACAACTTTTGATGATGTATTTACAAGCACCTATGTATCTTACCTATTAAACTTTGAGTTTGTATCTGCATCAACAACCGCCAATGATTTAGAAATGCTTTTGCGTAATAGCGGACCAACAACTAGAACAGCCAATTACAAATCAGCAAGCGGTAGGTTAGTTTTTGGCTCAACGACTTCCACCTATTATGGCGCTGCTAATGATGATTTTTGGCAATTAACGCAAGACACTTACGGCGGTGGCTATTTATTCTTCAACAGAACTAATAGCTCATTACAAGGGTTTTACTATTCTGAGGCGAATATGGCTTGGTATGCCATACAGCTTCAAAATGGCGCTGGTGGTGGCTCAATTGGATTCCAATTAAGATCATCATCAAGCAACATCACAGGGCAAATTTCCGTCTATGGATTGGCACAGGCATAATGACAACAAAACAAGAAATGCTAGCAATTATTAAAGCCGAAAATCCTGAGGGATTGAAAGTAGGCAGCGATCAAGATGGCTACACTAAATTAAGCAAAGCTGAAACCGACGCGATTTTGGACAGTTGGGCAGAAGCTAGATTGGCTAAAGAAGCAGCAATTGCCGAAGCCGAAGCAAAGGCAGAGGCTAAAGCGGCGGCGATAGCCAAACTTGCAGCAATTGGCTTGACGGCAGATGATTTGAAAGCTCTTGGTCTGTGAATTATCCTGACGGCACAGCTCAGAGATTTTGTGAAGTTGCATTGGGCGAAATCGGCTATGTTGAAGAACCTGTCAATTTGACAAAGTATGGCAAACACACGATGGCTGATGGTTTGCCGTGGTGTGGAAGTTTCGTGATGTGGTGCTGCACAAAAGCTGGCATCAAAATTCCATCGGTCGTCAGCACAGCTGCGGGAGCGCAAAAATTTAAAGATCAAAACCGATGGAGCGAAATACCGCAAAAAGGTTGGCTGGCGTTTATGGATTTTCCACACGACGGCATCGATCGCATTTCTCATATTGGCATTGTCGTCGATGTCAAAAAAGATTCTGTCATTTGCGTTGAAGGCAATACATCAGGCACGGGAGATCAGCGCAACGGCGGAATGGTGATGATTAAGGAACGCAAAATTGGCACGGGATCACCTGTTGTCGGTTACGGGATTCCGCGATTGGCACCATACAGCGGCGATTTTCCAATCGTCGAAGCTCCCGATTCGGCTGAACCTGTAAAGCCGAAGAAAGCGAAGAAAAATGGCAAAAACAAAAGCACTAGCGGCAAGCTGGGCGCGTAGCTTCATAGCTGGCGTGCTCGCTGTCTATATGGCGACGGGCGAAACCGACCCGAAGAAACTTGGAATGGCGGGCGTTGCGGCACTAGCACCCGTGTTGATGCGTTGGGCAAACCCTAACGATGCCGCGTTTGGAATCAGCAAGTAGGCTGATCGCTCGATGCTTGGGTGCGCTTTGCCTTTCAGCCACCCTTGCATCGTGCGGTTATGATGGCTGGACACGATACCCATGTCAGAATTTCGAGAATTGGAAGCTAAGTGAATGTCAAAGACCCGAATGCAAAGTCACAGGCACATGCACGGCAGACATTTTGGGTCAATCAGTTACTCAATCAGAAATCGAAGCGCAACAAACTAAGCCCTGAGGATATACACGCACGGCTGATTTTCTTGATCGGTGCGACGCTTGCGCTGACATTCTTTTGCGTCACGGTGGGCACGGTTTATGCGTTGATTTTTGTCACGCAACCCATCGGTGCTCAAGCTCCAAACGATGCAGCTTTTATCGATCTACTTAAAACGCTGGCGATCTTTTTGACAGGATCATTGGGCGGCGTGCTGGCAGGCAATGGCTTAAAATCACGCAAAAAAGATGATGACACGCCGAAAGACACGCGCAATGTTTGAAATTGTCTGCCGTTGATGTCACCCTGTATGTGCTAGTGGCTCGAACGCAGCCACGGCAACGGGAGCAAAAATGGAAGCAATAGGCACATTTCTCAACACGACGATTTCGGTCGTCTTTATGTTAGGCGGGCTTTTTGTAGCTCTTTTAGTGGGTTACGCAAAAGGTTTCAATAACGGTAAAGAAGTCGGCTACACACAAGGCTTTTACAAAGGCAGAGCTGTCACACGGCAGGTGAAGTGATGGCGTTTGATCTTAGCAATTATGAAGATGTTAACGCTCGCATCACGCGGTTTCGAGCTGAATTCCCGATGGGCAGGCTTGAAGCTTTTATCGATCACATCGATTTTGAGAATGGTCGAATTCTTGTGCGGGCATTAGCTTTCCGCACTGATGATCCAAACGAATTGCCCGCGGCTATCGATTACGCGTTCGAGTTTCGGGCAACGCATGGCGTCAATCGCGATTTCTGGGTCGAAAACGCGGTGACATCAGCCTACGGTCGAGCAATTGGCGCGCTTTCGCCGTCAGGTGCTCGACCTACGCGGCAAGATATGGAAAAGGCAGAAAGCTTGCAGACACAGCCCGTGGATCATTATCAGCCACAGAATGTCAAAACAGCTGCACAATCCATCAGCGAGCTAAAACAGGTTTTGGGCGCGAAAGTGATGTCAGAGCCGCCGAAGTGCCAGCACGGTCATCGTTTGAAGAAATCGGGCACAGCTGCTAAAACAGGTCGCCCTTATCTTGGGTGGGCGTGCCCTGAACGACTAAAGTCTAAACAATGTCCGATCATTTGGTGGAAGCAAACGCCTGATGGCGATGATTGGCTATCGCCCGAAGATTATGCCGATTATTTGTCTGAGCGTGGGTTAAATCTTGATTCAAAATCAGAGCGCGAGCCCGTGCCTGAGCATTTGTTGAGTGAAACCGAAAAGGCACAGCGATGAAAATAATGCTGAACTATTCGCAACAGCTCAGAGCTGCCGAAGTAGCCTTGCAGCGCATTAAGCAGCTGAATTTAACGCCCGATCACGGGAGTCGCTATGACAAACAGCTCTCATTTCCTGAATATGTTGCACAAGTAACCGAAAGCATCGGAGCTGAAATAGCTGTGGCAAGTTATTTCGGAATGATTGGTTTTGATCCTGCCATGAGCAAGTTTAAAGAAACCGCTGATGTGGGAGCTGCAATCGAAGTCAAATGGACACGATATGACGGCGGATCGCTCATAATCTATGAACAGGATCGCAATAACGATGTAGCTGTCTTAGTCGTGGGCAAATGCCCGAAATACAGAATCGCAGGCTGGATACCTGTCAGCATTGCCAAAAAAGACCGTTATCGCCATCACGCACAGCCGACTTGGTGGATAGGTCAAAACAATCTGCAACCCATTGAGAATTTGTATAGGAGCAAATATGGCGAAGCTGTATCGGGTCAAGTGCCGAATCTGTAAGGCATACAAACCGCATTTGTCATTCAATGATTTATCAACACGCCTGCCAGCTGACAAACTGTTTGTGCAATGTTCAGGTTGCAGCGTGTTTGGAGTAGAGCAGCTAGAAAACTGTCAAGAGTTATCCACAGACCATGCACAGCCTGTGCAACACGCCGATGAATGAGCGTGATGATTTGACGACACTTGACAATCGATTACGCTCTGCACGCTCGCAGCGAGCCGCGACGCGGGATTGCTCGCAGCGGCGGGCAAAGCGTTTGGGGAAGCTCTTTGCCTTGACGGCGGCTCTTGCTGTGGGCACTACTTATCAGACACAAGCAAATCAAGTTCATTGGATCAATGATTCGATGAACTTGAAGCTTTATGCACACAATCAAATCAAAAGCTGGAATGAGTTTGAATGCTTTGTTGAATTGATACATCGTGAAAGCTCTTGGCGTTATTGGGCACGCAATGGATCACATACAGGGCTTGGGCAGATGCGATCTGAGTGGTATGGCAAACAAAGCCCTAGAAAGCAAATTCGATTAACGCTTAACTATATTACAAATCGTTATGATGGAAAGATATGTGATGGAGCATTGGCACATCAAAAGAAACGCGGGTGGTATTAATGACGCTACGATCTCAGCGTGATGCCAATTCGACACATTGGAAGAAGATCAGGCAACGCATTCTCAACCGTGATGGAAGGGTTTGCCATTGGTGTGGGCTAGAAGCTGACACGGTCGATCATGTCGTGCCCGTCGCACGCGGCGGAACCGATCACGACGAAAATCTTGTCGCGTGCTGTCGCAAATGCAATTACAGCAAGAAAGATTCAATGCCTGTCGATTTTTTAGCAAGCCGTTCCAC